CAAAGAAGATGCATTATTTGTAAAGCCGTTATATACTCAAGCTGGTCTTGATCTAGTGAAGGCCAGTGAAGGCGTTTTATATCCATCACCGGAATTCTTAGTTGGTGAAGTCTTTGCAAGAGAAGGAGATCCGAAGCCAATTGGCTTTGCTCAACTTCAAGCCGTGACTTTGACCGCTAGACCAGCACAATCTAAAAATAAAATCAGTCGTGTTTTACTCATGGAGAAATCAAACATGAATCCAGAAGAATTAAAAGCCATGACAGTTGATCAGCTTGCCACTTTGGTGCTAGAAAAAGATCAACTTGTCAAACAGCTAGAAGCTCAAATTGAAGGCTTGAAATCCGAAAATGATCAACTCTCAGCGCCAGAAGATGGCAGCATGAGCGGTGATAATGGTGAAGAAATCGCTATCAAACTTGACGGTGAAAACCTAGACAAGAAAAAGATGATGGAAGATGAAAAGAAAATGTCTGAAGCCACCGCTTTATCTGAAAAGGCACAAGCCAAACTGATGAACGAGCTAAATGCACAAGTCACTTCTTTGTCTGAACAGATCAAGACCTTACAAGCTGAAAAGCATCAAGCTGAAAGAAAGCTTGTTGTTGACGGCTTGCTTAACACCGGCAAAATCACACCTAGTGAAATTTCAGCCGTTGAATCAGCCTACGACATCAAAGACAAATTCCCCGCTATCTGGCAATCTTTCAGCGAAAGAAAGGCAAATCAAGCCGTCAATCTTTCTGAAAAAGGACATGCCAGCACTGCACAAGAAATTAGCTTTATTGATCAAGTAAATGAAATCAAGAAGGCCAAAGGGATCACATTTTCAGAAGCTTTAAATGTGATGAGAACCGAACAACCTGATGCGTATATCAAACATTTCAAAGGATAAAAATCATGAGTTTAAATAATCACTCAATTTATAAGACCTTCATTGCGTCTGCATCCGTCACCGCTTTAACTCTTGTCAAGCTTGATAATGCTGGCAAAGTTACACCTTGCACCGCTGCCACCGATATCCCTGTTGGCGTTGCTCAACTTACCGGCGTAAGTGGTGATGCAATCAATGTTTGCATCAGCGGTATTTCTCGTGTTGTTGCTGGTGGCACAATCACCGCCGGCACTGACTTTTTTGTTATGCCTGGTCTTGCTGGCAAAGTTTATGCTTATGACGGCTCAGCCGGTAGCACTCAAATTATCGCAGGCCGTTTCTTGCCAAATGTTGCAAACACCGCAGCAAGCGCAAATGAAGAAATCGAAATTCTCGTCAATGTATCTTTAGGAGTCTAAGTAAATGGCAAATCCATCATATACAAATCTTCATCCAGTCAATGAAATTCTTCGCAGTCTTGCCATTGAAGCAATCCCCAGCGATAGCCAGCTGATTGCAGATCAAGTAATTGAAGCAGTTGATGTTAACGCAATCGGTCCAACCGGTACTCTTCTCATTGAAGAGACTCGCAACTTCATGGGATCCCCAGATGTTGATGCTCAAAGAGCTCCAGGAGCAAGCCGTCAAAGAATTGGCAACTTTGACCGTTCAAGCACCACCTTTTCAGCTAAAATGTATTCTTTGGCTGATGACATTGCTCTTGAAGACATCAAATATTCTCAATATCCAGGTAGCGAAGAGCAAAGATCTTTCAAAAAAGTGCAAAGATCCATGTTATTGGCAAGAGAAACAAGACTTGCAAATCTGCTTTTTGCATCCGGAAATTGGGGATCATATACATCTGCTTTATCTGCTTTAGCAAGTGGATCAAATGGTACACAATGGAATCAAGCAGGGGCTGAACCTTTAACCGATCTTCATGCTTTGATTGATGTTATTCGTGCAAATAGTCATGGTATCTTGCCAGATACTTTGGTGCTTGGTTATGGTGCTTTAAGAGCGCTATCTCGCAATGCTGAAGTGCGTGGATTTTTCACTGCTGGCTCTACTCCTTCCGGTACTGCTGCTGGCAACCGCTTGATGAAGGATGACATGGTCATTTCCGTTCTCAAAGAAGTCTTAGGGATCCCAAATGTACATGTTGGCAGTGCTAGAAGAGAAACTGCAAACGCTGGTTTAACTTCTTCTGAAGCTCAAATTTGGACCGATGACAGTGTTTTTATGGGTATCATGAAGGGCTCTGATGCAGTTGCCAACAAGAACGGCGTCAAGGTTATGCCAGTGGCCGCTTTGAATTTCGTTTATGAAGGTTTCTCAACAAAAGCATTTGATGATCTTGAAACAACAAAGAGAACCGTCTGGATGGAACACACACATCAAGACAAGATCATCGCTCAAAATTATGGTTTCTTGCTTACTGATTGCTTAGCCTAAGTTTGATTAAATTCCTATGTATTGTCCTCATTGCTTTAGTCTTTTCAATAGTGTGGTGCACCTAGCAGAAGCGGGAGGTGCAGACAAAGAGGCAATTGAGGACCTCAGGAAGCAATGGATTGATCAACGCAATCCACAAATGAAACTTCTTCTTAAAATGAGGTTGGATACACTGATCAAAGAAGTGAATTCAGCTAAGACTTTTGAAGAAGAAATGAAGAAAGCGACAAATCGATTATATCGTGCAATCGCTGAAATGGTCCAACAAGGTCAGGGACAGATGCTTGTTAGTATGTCGCCAGATGAGCTTAAATCATTTTTAATCTCAAGTGGCATGGGAGACGCTTTGACATATTTTGAGCGGTCTCAAGTGGACATAGTGGAGATGATCAATAAAGCAACGATTGAAATTGATCCAGAATTTAGATCAGCTCCTCCTGCTATTGTGCAGGCAATAGCTCAACAAACCTCATCACAAGTTTTTGATGCTCAAATCTTGCCGTCTCTAAGTAGTGCAATTCGCAACATGGCAACAACTGCAATAATCGTGGGAAGCTCAAAGCCGGTGCTTGATCAAATGAGAGTGGCATTTGATAAATCTGTTGGCATAGGCACAACTCAAGCCAGAACGAAGATCGCCGAATTTGGCCGGTCAATCAATGCTTTAAATGCTGATGAGGCAGGCCTTGAGAATTTTATTTATGTAGGACCTAAAGACGGCATCACTAGACCATTTTGTCGCAAGTTGGTTGGGAAAGTGCTATCTAAAAAACAAATCATCAAGCTCGATAATGGTCAGCCTTCAAGTGGTCCACCATTGACATCAGGCGGCGGCTATAATTGCCGGCACTCTTGGGCGCCAGTGAGCAAGGGATTTCTAAAGGTCAATAATTTAACGGTTGTTTCAGATAGCGAGATAAAGGATATAACGACATGAGAAAAGCGCAACAAGGCAAAAACTATAATTTCATTTGGCAGTCTCCAGCTCCCTTAAGTGGCACTCCATCAATCGCCTTCTATCTTGAAGGTGGATCAGTTGGTGGCGCTATGACTCAAGGACGATCTGATCTAGTGGCTACTGATTTAGATAGGGATAGGCGAGCAATAACTTTATCAGCATCTGCCACCGCTTTAAAGCCTTTTCAAAGTGATGCATTTTTATTGACTGATGCAGACACTTTTTTTGCAATCAAAATTGTGCGAATAGCCGGCAATCAATTGGTTTTGGCTGATCCACTTCCTAGAGATATATCTTTTAATGCAAACTCAACAATTCAATTTGCGAGTTGGCTTTATACTTGCTCATCCTCCAACATCACAGCATCTAAGCAAACAATTGCTTATGCTGTTGAGTATATACAAAGTGAAGGCACACAGACAATTAATCGAGTTGAAAAGGGAAGTTTAAAGGTTGTACCCCGTCCTTTTGATACTGGCTTAGATCATAATAAATTGTGCTCAATTTTCCCCCATGTTGCTGATCTAGCACCTAGAAGATCCAATGGTTTTGAAGAGCAAATATCATCATCACTTGATGAGCTTGCTTTGTATGTGAGAGATTTAATCGTTCCAAGAGATGTTGATGAAGATGATATACATAATTCACACGATTTGCTACAGGCTCATGCTTATCTTGCGATTGCTCGTATCCATGAGCTTAATGGCAATATCGATTTAAGCGAAAAAATGAGAGCAAGAGGGATTGAATTGGCTGATTTATCTATGAAGACAATCAGTTTAGATTTAAATACTGATGGTATCATTCAGACAACTGAAAACAATCAGCGAGTAAGTGCCAGTAAAGACATTCGAGGAAATTTCGCCGGCCGAGTCGTTGGAGAATATGAAGCTCAATTCATTCCTGCTAGAAACATGAGATGGTAAATGAAAGCGACTCTAAGCCTAAATCTGCCGGCGCTAAATTTAACTAAGCCAGTTATGACTGCAATCGCTCAAGATATCCTAGCAATCATCAAGATCAGAATTTACAAAGGTTTAGACTATAATCTTAACAAA